TGACAACCCACATTGCCAATTCACCTAACCACTTTCCCTACAGCGTTGCCCTCGGTACTAAAGGTTAAGCAGTATCCCGCTCGTGTACTCGACCTCGACAAGTCCGAAGACTCACCAAGACGCAAACCCAACACACTAAGGGTTCACTTTATCCTACTTTCGTAGTTTATTTTAATGGACCATACACGGCCCAATGACTTAATTTAGTTTCACACATAAAGAAAGGGAGGTGTTATTTCACTTTTTTTAACTGTGACGACTGTTTCGGTCGGATTTAGATTTTCAAAGAACGTTTCAGGTCTTTTCCTGATTTGTTTTACAAAGTTAAGTCTTTTTTTTCAATTAGACAAGTCCTTTGTTGTTTTTTTTAATTTTTTTCTACATACACCTTGTCAGTTCCGTATTTTTTAGCCATGATATCAGCAAACTGATAATTAGGTGTATATACTTTCTGACCTTCGTTATTGATGTAGGCGTAAATTTCATTTACAACTTGATCTTCACTCATGTCTTAAATTATTTCAATTTATTATTAGGACGTTTCCTAATTGTTTTACAAATTTAAAACATTTATTCTAAACTGTCAATTGTTTTTTTAAAAAAAAATGAATTTTGTCAGAGGTAAATATAAATATACCATTATTTAACAAAAGGTAATTATATTGATAAATTTTTTAATAATTGTAACCCAATATTTTTATATTTACCCTGTAATGGTATTTCAAATACCCTATTTCCAGGAAAATTATATGATTTTTCAGGTAACATTAGTTTGGTGTTACCGGTATCGTCAATCCCCAATAAAGGGTATGGTACGTTTTTCATGGTAATTGAATTGCTTTCGATCATTGTACATTTTTCAGGGTGATCCCATTGTCCTCTATCATCGGTCACACAATTTAATTTTTCCATTATGTAATTCCATTCACTTTTTGTTAATTTCTCTACACCTTTTATATGATTTTTTAAAAGTGATTCTACGTTTTTTATATTGTAATTTTCTGTTATGTTTTCATTTTTTGATCCCATTATTTCATTCAAAATATCAACAAAACGGTCTTTTATTTCTTTTACTAAATCTAAATAACCTCTTTCCGGTTTTTGATTCATTAACGCTTCTGTATCCAAACCCTCTCTTTTCATTCCACTAATGGCCGCTTGGATTTGTTTTTCAGACAATTTTCTAAATCTTAATAGTTTTTGTTTTATATCTTTTATAAAAGTATTTTGACCTACATAAAAAGCAATAGGTATAGCTTCTTTTGGTAAATCTTTGGTGTATGGTTTGTCGTAACCACTATACATGAAATTAATTCCTGAAATGTTTGTAATACATTTGTGTCCTCCTGAATTTGCAACCAAAAAATCATATCCATTAATTGATTGTGTTTCCGGATTGTAAGACGGCATAGACCCATAAAGGGCCATCATGTCCCTTGAGGTAAACCCTACAGATTCTTTTGTTGCTTCTTTTTCTGCAATTCTTTTAATTGTTCTAAATGGTAAAATTTGTTTCTCCAATTCTGGTTTGAAATCTAATAAAACTTGATCTTTTATCTCACCTAAATTTATACCTTTAAGTGCCCTACTTTCTTTAAATGGGTTACATGATGCTTGAACGGTACCGAAAGGCATTCCTGTAACAAGGAAATCAGCATCAGGATTATTTCTAAATGGTGTGTATCTATCGTAGGCTCCCGGTTTGGTTGTTGATCCAAAACCATACTGTGATAAAATATTACCAGTCACTTTAACACCTGAATCTTTTCTACTTTGTACGTAATCCTCAGTATTTTTTGTTAATTGTTCAGGACTTGCATAACCTTTTTCAATTGCCACTTTTTTTATAAAATTCAAAATACTTAGAAGAGATGGTTTTGCATTTAAAACAATATCCTCCAAAAAATTTGGTTTGTTTTTATATGCTAAAAGTAGTTTATTTACAACCAACCCCATTAACATTTTATTTCTTTTTAATGTTTCATTTTTGTCGTATTTGAAAAGGTAGTTCATAACCATTTCAGGTGTTATGCTGTTTGCAACAAAGTTTGCTGAATCAACTGTAGAAATTAATAATATATCTTCTGCCGTGAATATTTCTTTAGGTGATAATATTTGAGATATTGTTTCTACATTTGATCTTGAATGTCTAAAACTTGTTGCAGTATCGCTTTCTACCCCGGCTTGTGAATCGTGGTGATCTGTATGTATAACAAACATTGGTTTTCCGTGAGCAAAATCCACTAAAACAGGCATTATATTACCCTCACCTTCAGGTTTTTTAATTGCAAATTCTTTATCACCGTATTGTATTACTTCAGCATCTACAACCTGAATACCGTGTTGTTCAAGGTAGTCTTTCATGGCTAATGCTGTAGTAACACCATCTAAATCTTGGTGAAAGTATATTTTAGCTTTCTTGTATCTTTTTGCCAGTAAATTAATGTCTCTAATTCCTGATTCTTTGATTAGTCTTTTCATACTAAATAAATATGAAACAAAACAAAAAAACCAACATTACTGTTGGTCTTCTTTAATATCTTCTAACTTTTTAAAGTATTCTACTCTTGTTTTCGCAATCTCGGTGTAGTTTGGTGATAGTTCTATTCCTAACCACCTTCGTCCGAGAACTTCAGCAGCAACTAAACTAGTTCCACTACCAGCAAATGGGTCCAATACTATATCATCTTTATATGATAATATCTTGATTGCCTTTGTTGGTATGTCCATTGAGAAGGTTGCTTTGGTTAATGACTTAGTATCGGCAAAATAATTCCATTGACCAAACACAAGTTCCATAAACTCTTTCTTATCTGTTTCATCATAAACCATTTTTGTTCTTTTTGTACCATCTTCATTTTCAATCTCTGTTGGTACTCCTTTCCATTGTGGTTCCCCTTTAACTTTTTTGATGTGGTATTTTTTATATGCCAATATCACACATTCTTTAGGGTTATAAATATATGGCGAGCTCGGACTCATCCACGATCCCCATGCTGTGGTCTTACTACGATGAGGTGATTGTTCTTCCAAATCAACAATACCAAAGAATCCAAATCCTATTTCTTTCATTATCTGATACATCTCCGATACAAAGAAAATTCTTCCACCTTTCTTTTGTCTATTGATTTCATAGGGTATGTTAAGTGCAATACGTCCATCATCCTTTAACACTTTATATGATTCTGTTAACCAATTTCTTGCAAACACTTTATATTCTTCAAACTCCACATCATCATCGTGAACATCATAAGCAATACCCACACCATACGGACAACTAGTAACTATCAAATCAATGGATCCTTCAGGTATTGTTTTCATAACCTCAATACAATCACCATTAATTATTGTACCCATAATATCTTCTAAATTCTTCATATTTTTCTTTTTTTCTTTTTAAATAAATGTTAGCATTTTCATAAATGTAATTGTAAAATTTCAAATTATCCATTTTATTTTGGATTTGTAATTTTATACCGGAATATAAATTTATTTTTATATTGTTCTTGTTGAGTTCGTCAATAATAAATTGTTTAAATTCATCTGAAGCACTAACAATTTGAGTTTTAATACTATAATTTTTTGGGTTAAAGGAAAATGATCCGTCACCATCAAAATAACCTCTTATAAAATGAGGAATTAAATCATCATCAATATTAGGTCTACCAATTGTAAATGTTTTTCTTGAGTGTATACCAACTGATTTAACTGAATTGACTAATTTTGTTGAGTACATAGCTAAATGAACCATATGAGATGTTGATACCCCTCCTTTGTATTTAACTTTACCATATGACTCTTTTATTAAATGGTTGGATTCAATACATTTTTTAAATTTATTAAGATGATCCACATCCTTAATTGATAATTTTATCTCCAACGAATTACCACTTTTTCTTTCTCGTATATATCCATCCGCATATATAAATCCCAACCAGTATGCCTTTTCTTCATTATCAATATTATCAAAATAATTATGATTTACGACATACCTTCTATTAGTTAATTCAATACCATTTGATTTAATAATTCTACTAATCGTGGTACTTGATACTTTAAAATGTTTTGCAACTTTATGTATATTTTTCAGTAAAAAATATTGATTAACGACATCATTTTTATTTAACATTAACTTCTCCATACTAATAAATATCAGTTAGTGTGGTGAAGTTCATATTATAATTCTATTTGTTTCTATCATTTTATAAGTTTAATAATTTTTCCACAAAGTTTCAACCTTTGTTTTCTTTTTAAATGTTCCGTCAATCGTTTTAACTTCAAATTGTATTTTGGTAAAACCATTTTTTGTTAGTTTATCGTATAATTCACAATCATAACCACTTATCAATATCTTAGCATTACTATCAATAACACTATTCAAAAATAACTCATGACCTGATCTATCCATGTCAACTTTATATCTTGCCCCTGTTCTTGTTGATTGTTCATATGGTGGGTCGCAATATAAAAACGAATTTGATTTGTTATATTTTTTTATAAGTTTAACCCCGTCCATATTTGTCACAATAACTTTTGAAAGTCTATCATGTAACTCCGGTAATCTATCGATACAAGAAAGGTAATCAGAAACAGATTTACTCATATTTCTCCTGATATGAGAATTCATAGAAAATCCTCCAATTCCATTATGTGATGTTCTATTAACATAAAAGAAATTAAAAGCCCTATCAACTAAAGATAAATTTTCATCTTTTAAATTTTCTTTAAATTCTTTTCTTAGATCTTCAGAATAAAAAACTAAATCACACTTTTCTTTGAAATTTTTGAATAGGTCTTTATCTGATAATACTTTATATAGGGAATAAACGTTTTGTTCCAAATCGTTATACACTTGTACCTTTGCAGGGTTTGACATTAGACCAACAACATATGTTCCACCATAAGGTTCAACATAAGTGTCATATTCTTCTGTAGGGAAGTGTTCAATTATTTTATTATAAAAACCTCCCTTACTACCATAATATTTTATAGGTGAATTCATTTTTTCTCTAATTGTTGTATATGATGTTCTAAATAAAATAAAGCCTTTTTAAGATCTTCAATTTCTTTCTTTGGATCTTTTTTACCGGCTCTTGAGATATACTTAACGGTATTACCTAAAGAAAACCCAAGGTCCCAAGCATCAATCACTTTAATTGCTTCATAAACATTCGACGCTCCTCCGTAATGACTTGGGTGGTTTACTTGTTCTTTATTTTCCATAAACTCCTAAATGTATTAAATATGACCTTAAATTTTTACCTAAATCAGCATCGTTTGGGTATTTTTTCATTAGGTCTACGATGTAATGTGGATCTAAATTAACACTTTTATTAGTCACCTGGTTTGATGGTGCTTTATAACCATACTCTTTTTCTTGTCTTAATTCGTTTAATGTTCTTTCTTTAATTGCTCCCATAATTTTTTATTTCAAAAATATAAAATTATAATTTATTAGTCAAATTTTTATGTTTAATAATTTTTGACTGAATCATATAGTTCATTATTTTTCTTTTTGCTATTGGTAGTAAAGTTTCTTTAAGGGGGTAGTTATTATTATGATTAATTCTAAATACAATTAATTTTCCATGAACGGTTTTGTCCTGTAAGTTTTTAATTAAAGATTTTTTTACTTCTTTTAATTTTTCATCAAAATCACCTTTAGGGCATTCACAGATTCTTTTTATGTGACATTTTGTTTCTAAACCATCTTTTTTAATTGGTTTAATCAAAAACTCATATAGGTATGTTTTATCTTTGTAATCTAAAAAAAACAATCCTTGTTTTGGTTCAATATTTTTTGGGTTTTGTACTACTTCAATTGCGACGGTATCATTTACAATATCCCAAATTGCTTTTGCGTGGTTGAAGTAGTCTTTTAACTTATCTGAAGAAAACCTACATATATGGTATATTTCAAGTATTTCTTCTTTTGTTAGTAAAGGACAATCAACGGGTATTAAATCTGATATTAATATTTCATCATCAGGATCTTTTAATACTCTATTCATCGTCAAATACTGACCCTTTTCAATTAATAAATTGATACTAGCAAGATGTAGTGATATTTCTTGAAACTGTGGATATAATTTAAAACTGTTTAAGTTTTTGTCTAATTTTTGTAAATAACCTAAAAGGGTTAATTGTTTGTGTTCTAAATCTATTGGGTCTTGGAATAACCAGTCAGTTTTCATTAAAATATTTTAGATAAAAAATAGATGTTTTTTTAATGAGTGTAAATGATTAGTTATATCTCATCACATAATATTCCTCTCCGTTGATGGTATACGAGTCTTCAGTTCCGTCATAACTATTTAAAGTATTTCCATAACCATCAGATCTAATTACATAATCAATCGCAGCATCAACATCAACAAAATCTAAAAGTGCATATCCATCATAACCTCTATCTCTTAATAAACTAAAAATATTATCAACATTGTCGTCAACCATACCTTCTATGGTATCTTCAATTTCTTGTTCATCATAATCACCTTCAGGGTTTTCTTTGATGTCTTCTATTAATTGTTCGTAGTCGTAAATATCACTTTCAATTTCTTCTTGTTCTTCATCGGTTAATCCACCATCTTCAAGTTTTTGATTTAGTCTATCAATATTTGCTTGGTGTATTTCTAAATATTGTTTTTGTTGTTTGGTAAATTCTTTAGTTATATTCCAATCTTCAGGGCTTTGTCTAACGTATTCACTATAGTCCTCATAAAGATAGTCCCTCACATATCTTTCATCAATATGGTTTTCCCAAACCCATTCTCTAAATGTGTCAAAACCAGATTCCTCAATTCGTGATTCTAAATTTTCTTTCGCTGCGTCATAGATTTTATCACCTTCATAAACAACATATTCACTTTCAAAGTTTTTTGAACCTAACCAAAGATAAACACTTGAGTCTCCGTAATGATTATAATTCTCTTTAAATAAAAAATACTTATCTTCACCTTCTTCTACGTTTCCACTTTCTTTTAGGTATTCAAAAATTGCTTCAGTTTCATTTGATTCTTTATCATCATTTTCAACATCCCAATCACCTTCTTCTCTTAATGCGTCTTGATGTGCGAGTCTTTGTTTATGGATTTTTAATTTTTCTAATCTTTGCATTTCAGATCCCCAATAATCAAATCTACCTCTTACTTTATTTTTATCAAAAAATGGAATTTTGGTATAACCGATATCTAAATCACCTTGTACTAAATCAACACTATCAATATTTGTCACATTTTCTTTCCCTCTAAGATTTAATTTACCAGTAATTCTAATTTTTTTACCGTTATAATCAGGAAGTCTTTTAATAAACGCACCGTCACCATTAACATAATCCAAAAGTTCTCTATATTCTTCAGGACTAATATCAACCCACTCTTCGGTTTCTTCTTTTATTATTTTTTTAATTAAGGAATTTAAACTCATATTTTATAAATAGTTTATGTTTACAAATGATTATTCATAGTTTATAAATATTTATATATAAAATAAACCTATAAAAATTATAGTCATGGGATGTGGTTGCAAAAATAAAACTAACGAACA